ACTAAAAAGTGTAGGTATTGTTGATGCTATACCAGAACGCAGGATAGCTAAAGATACTGCAAGATTATATAATACTGCTATTAAAAAATCAGGTAGCATGACAACCCATCATATCTATCAGTACTTTGATAAGGATGGTACACATGTTGCTAATAAAGTTCGTGAAGTTCAAGGTAAAAAGTTCTGGTCTGAAGGTAACCTAGCTGGTGCTGGTTTGTTTGGTCAACATATCTTTGGTAAAGCTGGTAAGTTTATTACCATCTGTGAGGGTGAGGTAGATGCTATGTCTGGCTATGAGTTGCTAGGTAGCAAGTGGCCTGTAGTTTCTATTAAGAATGGTGCTGCATCAGCAGTCCAGAATTGTACCAACTCTTTTGAATATCTTAATAAGTTTGATAAGATTGTGTTATGTTTTGACAATGATAAGGCTGGTAAGGAAGCGGCTTTATTAGTAGCTGATCTATTCGAGCCAAACAAATGTCTTATCATGGACATGGAGTTCAAAGATGCTAATGAATATCTTAAGACAAATCAACGAGAGAAGTTCAGCAAAGCATGGTGGAATGCTAGACCATTTACACCAGTAGGTATCGTAAACCTAGCAGACTTAGGTGAAACCTTATACGATGAGAAGTACTGTGAGACAGTACCATATCCTTGGCAAGGGCTTAATGATAAGACATATGGTATACGAACTGGTGAGCTAGTGACCTTTACTAGTGGTGCAGGTATGGGTAAGTCCAGTATTATACGTGAGTTAATGCATCACATCATGAGTAATACTAAAGATAACATAGGTGTACTTGCAATGGAGGAAAACATTCGCAATACTGCCTTCAATCTCATGAGTGTAGAAGCTAATGCTAGACTATACATTAAAGAAGTACGTGATAGTTTTACTAGGGAACAGCTTACCGCATGGCAAGAGAAAACCATAGGTACTGGTAGGTTCTTTGCCTTCGATCACTTCGGATCTATATCTAATGATGAAATCTTAGGTAGAGTTAGGTTCATGGCAAGAGGTTTAAAATGTAAGTGGATTGTTCTTGATCACCTATCCATCTTAGTATCAGGTCAAGAAGATAATGGAGATGAACGTAAGTCTATTGACATTCTAATGACCAAGCTACGCTCCCTTGTAGAAGAGACAGGCATAGGCTTATTACTTGTCAGCCACTTACGTAGGCCGTCAGGTGACAAAGGGCATGAGGATGGCCGTGAGGTATCCCTGTCGCATCTTAGAGGGTCAGCATCTATTGCTCATCTATCTGACAGCGTGATAGCATTGGAACGTAATCAGCAAGCAACTGATCCTGCTGAAGCTAACACAACTATCATACGTGTCTTAAAGAATAGGTATACAGGTGATACAGGTGTCGCTTGCCGCTTGCATTATGATAAAGAAAGTGGTAGAATGACAGAACTTGAGAACCCTTTTGTAGAAGAAGAAGAAAATAATATTCCATTTTAATTAATCAATTGGATTTAAAAATGATAACAGCGATAGTTGATATCGAAACAGATGCCATTGATGCAAGCTTAATACATTGTATCGTAGCTCGTAACTATTCCAATGGTGAGGAAAAGGTATGGGTAGGTGATGAGTGTAAGGAGTTTGCATCATGGTCTAAACGTGTAGGTAAATTTATTATGCATAATGGTATCAGCTTCGATGCTCCTATTCTTAATAGATTAACTGGATCAGATATTAAAGTAAATCAAATAAGAGATACTTTAATTGAGTCACAACTATACAACCCTGTAAGGGATGGTGGTCATTCCTTAGCATCATGGGGTGAAAGATTGAGGTTTCCTAAAGGAGACTTCAATACTTTTAGTATGTATACACCTGAGATGTTAGAGTATTGTAAGCAAGATGTTAGACTTACTCATAGAGTAGCTCAGGTTTTAGAAAAGGAAGGAGTAAAATTCTCTACTGAAAGTTACAACCTTGAGCGTAAGGTTAGGGTACTAGTAGACCAGCAAGAAAGGAATGGCTTCACGTTTAACTTACGTGAGGCTATGTCCTTCCTTGCTATTCTAGAAGAAGAACAACAATCATTAGAAGATAAAGCACAAGAAATGTTTAAGCCTGTAGAGATACAGTTGAAGACTAAGATAAAGTATATACCTTTTAATATAGCAAGTCGTAAACAAATAGCTGAACGTCTAATGGAACTTGGATGGAAGCCTAAGAAATTTACAGACAAAGGTAGCATTATAGTATCAGAAGAGATACTTGATACAATTAAACTACCTGAAGCTGCAATGTTTAGTAGGTACTTCTTGTTACAGAAACGTACAGGTTTAATTAAAGCTTGGATTAAAGCATGTCAGGATGATAGTAAAGTACGTGGTAGAGTTATGACATTACGTACTATTACTGGCCGCATGGCTCACAACTCACCTAACATGGCTCAAGTACCTGCTGTCTATTCTCCCTATGGTAAGGAGTGTAGATCACTATGGACTATTACTAACCCTGATACTCATGTACTAATAGGTACTGATGCATCTGGTCTAGAGTTAAGATGTCTTGCTCACTACATGAATGATTCTAAATTTACAGAAGAAGTTGTTAATGGTGATGTGCATACAGCTAACATGAAAGCTGCTGGACTTACTGATCGTGATCAAGCTAAGACTTTTATATATGCTTTTCTTTATGGTGCTGGTGCGGCTAAGATAGGTAAGGTAGTTGGAGGATCTGCTAAGGAAGGACAGAAACTTATAACTAAGTTCTTATCTAACATGCCAAAGCTTAAAAAGTTACGTGATAATGTTATAAAAGTTTCTCAAGTAGGAACTATCAGAGCTTTAGATGGTAGGTTGCTACACATTCGAGCAGACTATGCTAGTCTTAATACCTTACTACAAGGTGCAGGGGCTATCATCTGTAAGCAATGGCTTGTAGACATAAGTAAACGTATACGTGACTCAGGTTTAGATGCTAAGTTAGTTGCATCTATACACGATGAATATCAATTCGAGGTAGCTAAGAAAGATGCTACTAAGTTTGGTAAGATTACTAAAGATGCTATGAAAGATACAGAGAAGACATTGAATGTTAAGTGTCCTCTTGATTGTGATTTTAAAATTGGAACAACATGGATGGAGACACACTAACATGCTAACATATATTAATGGATCTAGAAAAGAATACGATAGGGTTAAGTATAGTAATAATATTCTTACTGTTAAAGTAAGAGATGCTAGGCGTAGAGCAAAAGCAAAGAATATATATTTTGAGCTTACCGAACAAGATATTAAAGCTGTATGGCCTGAAGATGATCTATGCCCCGCTCTTAATATACCATTGATAGTATCTCAAGGAGAGATAGCTGATAATTCTCCTAGCTTAGATAGGATTGATATTAATAAAGGATATACTAAAGATAATATACAAATAGTTTCTATGTTAGCTAATCAAATAATGTCCTGTGCTACACCAGATCAAGTGATAAAAGTGGGACAATACTTTAAAGAGTTAATAGATAGTAAGTAGTGTAGTTCTTGCGAACTACTTACTATCTTATTATACAGGAGAATAAATGACACATAACAATCGTAAGTTTGATAAGAAGTCCTACGAAGCTAATGATGCAAGAGCTAAGAAAGCTATTGTAAGTTATCTTGTAGCTAATAAGTTTACAGATATTGAAGACAAAGAAGATTACTACTTTGATGTGTCAGCTAATAAGAAAGGCATGAAGTTTTTCTTTGAGGTTGAGATAAAGAATCAGTGGGGTGCCCATTGGAATCCTACTTGGGAAGAAGTTCGTATACCAGAAAGGAAAAGGAGACTATTAGAAAAGAAAAAGAATGAATACCCTGACCATGATTTATATTTTGTGGTCTTTAATACAGACTGTTCTCAAGCTTGGTTTATTAAAGATGAAGCAGTTGATAAAGCTATAGTAGGTACGATACAAAACTCTAGGAGAATAGGGGAGCCGCATCTAAAAGAACCTTTCTTTCATGTACCTATAGAAGATGCTAAATTAATTCAGAATATAACTTGACTATAATATTTAACTATGGTACTATTCAAATACAATCAAGGAATAATCCTTATGATTGTGATACATGCCGCAATAGAGTGGCGATAGAAAAAGGAAATAGAAATGAACGATCCAATTTATATTACAGGTAAATGTCACTATGCTTCAATCACTGAGCCTAATACAAAGTTTGAACCAGTATGGTCAATCCAAGTTGAAGTAGATGATAATAACCGCTCAGTAATTGAGAGTGCTGGGCTTACGATTACTAACAAAGGAGATGATCGTGGAGAGTTTGTTACCATCAAGCGTAAGGTTGAACGTAAGGATGGTACTCAACGTCAAGGACCACTGGTAAAAGATTCTCAGAATAATAACTGGGATGGTAAGTTAATTGCTAATGGTAGCGTAGTAAATGTTAAGGCTGTACCATTTGAGTGGAGCTATGCTGGTAAGTCAGGAGTATCTGCTGACCTAGCTGCTGTACAAATAGTAGACTTTATTGAGTATGCTGGTGGGGGTGGTGATGACTTCGCTGTAGTTCCTGGTGGTTATGTTACTAAAAATGTTGAGGAAGATATTCCTTTTGCTTCTTAATCTTAACTAAGGGAGACTTGGGGGTGGAGATTGCGTGCATAAGTTTAATCTCTACCCCATTTTTTTGCAATGAAAAAAATTGAAACATTAGTTGAAGATATATATGATCTATTCTCTACTGGCCCACTTGATATGGATGAGAAGGAAGTAGATAAATACATAGATACTTTTGGTGAGATGCTTAAGGTTCATGTAAAAGAGTTCATGAATGAGAAGCCTCGTGCTAAGGGTAACTTAAGATTGTCTGCTATAGGTAAGCCTGATCGTCAGCTATGGTATGATATTAATTCTAAGGTAGAGGTTGAAGAGATCTCACCTAGCACTAGGATTAAGTTTTTATATGGGTATATCTTAGAAGAACTTCTTCTTATGTGTGCTTGTATCGCTGGACATAAGGTTGCTGATCAGCAGAAAGAAGTATCTGTTGAAGGTGTAGTAGGCCATCAAGATTCTATGATAGATAATGTCTTAGTGGATTGTAAGAGTGCGTCAAGCTATTCATTTAAAAAGTTTAAGGAGAATAAGTTACTTGAAGATGATCCATTTGGATACATAGGACAGATCTCTGCTTATGCTCAGGCTAATGGAGTTAACGAAGCTGCCTTCCTTGTTATTGATAAGTCAAGTGGTGAGCTATGTCTTACTCCTGTTCATCAGATGGAGATGATCAATGCTAAAGAAAGAGTTAAACATCTTAAAGGAATGGTTAGCAATGACCGTGTGCCTGATAGGTGCTATGATGCAATTGCTGATGGGGAGTCTGGTAATCTTAAGCTACCTATTGGTTGTGTTTTTTGTGGGCATAAAAGAGAGTGCTGGGGATCTTCTAATCAGGGCCGTGGCTTACGTGCCTTTAAGTATTCAAGAGGTATCACTTACTTTGCTAAGGTGTCTAAAGAACCTAAGGTTGAAGAAGTAGTTAACTGGTGACACATTGGGAATACAATAGTAAGAACGACTTAACTAAGTTTGGGTTTGTATATTGTATTACTAATATTAAAACAGGTAAAGCTTACATAGGTTGTAAGCAATACTTTAATTATTCTAAAGGAAAAAAGAAAAAGGAATCTAACTGGAAGACTTACATGGGTTCCTCTAAACATCTAACAGAAGACATAAATAAAATAGGTAAAGATAATTTTAAGTTTGTAATCATAGCTGAGTTTAAAAACAAACGAAGCTTACGTTACTATGAATGTTACTATCAAATGAAATACAATGTATTGGTCAGCACTATAGAAGGTAGCGATGAGCCAGCATTTTATAATAGCTTTGTTGGTGGTAAATTTTACAGACCAGTAGAAGAGTATTATGACATTGACTAATAACCCATTCGAGTTAAGCACAGATGAAATACCTAAATCTATTTATGAATTAACAGATAGAGATTCAGAAAGATCTTTGTATGTGGCTGTGGTATTACAGGCACTCTTAGATCTTTCTAAATCTATCATTGAAGATGAGACAAGCGAGATAAAACTTTATCGTAATCAAGCTAACTCTTGGATCTTTAAAGATGTAGGAGTTACTTGTAAAGACTTTGAAGAAGTATGTTCTTATGCTGACTTAAACCCTAGTCTTGTTAGAAGTTTTGCACATACTGTAATTAATTCAGGAGATACTGAAGATGTTAGAAAAAGATTTAACAACCTTCTCTAAGCCTTTAGATAAACAAGTAGGAGGAGATCACTATAAGACATGTGGCATACAGCCAGTAGAATATATCCATGCTAATAAGCTTGACTACTTTGAAGGTAACGTGGTAAAATATATAACTAGGCATAGAACCAAGGGTCAAGGTAAGAAAGATATTGAGAAAGCTATTCACTATGCACAACTAATCTTAGAAT